CCCCTTCCTGATAGTGAACCATCAAATCAAAACTGTTAACGTACCGAAGCTCTTGGCTTCCGTCGGTCGGCGGTTCCATGAATGTAGTTTCACCATCGACCAATTCGACGCCACGGATATCTACGCCATTGGTCAGCCCACGAAGTGGAATCACTCCGCATTGCTGAATCGTTTGGGAGATGGTGTTGCTTGCACTTCGCGTTAGTGCGTAGCAATCAAATTGAATTCGGCACGACGCCAACCCAGCCAATCGGGAAATGGTGTGCTGGTGCGTCGTGCTTATCTTGCTGTACGTTACGGCTGGCATGGTGGCATTCTGCGGCAACGCATCGGGAAACATGCTGGTGCTTATCAAAGCGGATACCGCCGATCGCCCCACAATGTATTGCCGGATTGCCGCACCAACATCAGCCATTGGCCATCGCCTGTTCTAGTGAATTAACGAACGCCTGAATTGCCGCGTCTTGTGTTTCGTCCAACGCCTGCTTCATAAAGTTCCGAGTTTGCTTGAAATGGGTCGATTTCCTTGGTGTGTATCTTCTCACCCATTCCTTTTTGCTGCTTCGTCCGCGTCTTTCGTATGTCACCCCCGGCTTGCCCCAGTAGTATTGAACGCGGCCTTCTTCGTAAACCTTGGCCCCGTAGTTAAAGTGCGACTTCGATCCGCCAAGCTGCCAGATTGGGCCAACAATAACCTGCCCGCCCTTGGTCCGCTTCCGGATAACGTAGCCAATCATGTCCTTCAGTTGCCGCTCCCAGTTGGCTTCGCTTGCTTGCTTTTTAGATCGCTTCTCGCTGTTTCCGCTTCTGCGTCCATCTGGTGCAACTTGCCTTGCACGCTGAGCAACCACTTCACCCGCTGCCGCCAATGCTTTATCGAGTGCCTTGAACCGCATCGTTTCCGGGATCTTCTCGATCTGCTCAAGCGATTTTAGGTCGATCGTGAATCCTACCTTTAGCTTGTTACTCATTGGTCTAAGGCCCTGCAAAATAGCTCAAGCATTCGCAAGCCACCTTCGACGCGTCGGATGTTTACGATCCCATAGTTCCGGCCATTGAAGACAACGCGGTCAGTTTCCTCTATGCCTTGCAAGTAGCCGATATTAAACACGGCACCAATGCCGGCTTCGATCTGCTTGCCGCGTAGCGTCTCGGTTCCGCCAGTATCTTCAAACGCTGCCGGAACTGATGCGTATCGATTGGAATAAGTAACGACTGGCTGGCCAGCATCGTCCTGCGCGGTCGTTACCTTGCGGATGGTGATCCGCTCTCGCCTCTTCCCTGTCCGGCCAACTCTAAATGTCATGGATAGCTCGGCCTCATCCAGCGCCGTATAATTCTTTCATATGCTGCTTCGCTGTAAATGACGTCGTTAGAAAGCTGGTCGCGATTCTCAAATAGGTAGCCGATCTTTAGCAGCATCGCCTGCCGCAAGGATGCCGGAACGGTCGCCGCAGATGTGTAGCCAGCAACGTAGGTCACTTTAACCGCATCCCATCGGGTTGCAGTCGTCGGCCAATCTTCCTCGTACTGTAGCTCGATCCGCTCCTTCGCTGGATTGAGTTGCCAGATGGAAGCGGATAGCGTCCTGAGCACGTTGCCATCGTCGTAATACTGCACCGACGTAACCGATTGAACGGGTCGCCGCTGCAACTGGATGGCCTCGTAGAATCCAGGTTGGATATGCTCAACCGTCTGGGTAAGCATCGCGATTCCGCAATCACGCTCTACGGAATCGCGGGCAACTTCAATCAGCAACTGCAACTGCTCATCGTGGGCGTCGTCCGCCTCCAGCAACTCCAGTTGCTTTTTTGCCTGCTTGATCGATACCGGCTCGCTGGCTGGTGGCGTCAGAATTCTGGTATGAATTTCCTGCATCGTCCAACCTCTTGGCGAAACCCAAATCGATCATCAACAAGGCTTGCCCAAGGGGAGGCCGCAGGCGGTGACCCGCCTGCAACCCATTCCACCCTTGGACTAACTCAACGTCTAGTTCATCCATGGAATCAACCACGAATAACCGAACCGCTGGCGATGCCAGCGACCGTGCCATCGTTCACGCTGTTGCGGGACAAGACAGCAACGGCGGCAAGATAGGTTCCGGTCGATCCGTCGCCAGCCGTTGCAACGATGTTCCAATATCGCTTTTTCCCCCGAAGATCGACTTGAAAAACGAATAGCTTGTTGTCGTCGGTTGCCGATGGCAACGAGGTAGCCGCCCCTGCGATGTCAGTTCCGCCAGAGAAGTTCAAGCCGGTAACGTCCGCCAGCGTGCCGGATACGTCACCGCTTTGCAGCTTCAAAGCCGCCATCGCGATATCGGTTGCACCAAGGGCACAAACCACCGTAAGGTAGTTAAATCCCTTGGTATCAACTTCAACGCTGGTGAAGCTCGCATTGTCTTTGATGACAGCGGGCGGAACGATGTTGGAGAATTTTACGTCCTGATTGTGGTTCATCTTCTAGCCTTTGCTGTGATGGAATTCGATGGAAGAAAAGCCAGCCCAGCAAGTAGCCAGGCTGGCTCGGAATTAGAAAGATGGACTAGGCCATCTTGAGGGCAACGATTGGACCGGCAGCGGATGCGGTGCCGACTTCATGGACCACAATGTCCAATCGCTCGGTTGCTCGCAATCCGATCTGGTCGAATTCAAAATAGCGGCTTGCATCAGCCTGCACGTTGATGCCTCGACGGGTGCCCATGGTGGCCGCAAGTCGCAGGTCGCCAATGAATCCGTAGGTCGCTCCCGATTGCGCCCCAAGCGTCACCGGCATCACCTGAGTGAATACCACCGGATAGCCAAGGAACTGGAGAGTCGGACCATTGCCGAGGTCAACAACGCTGTTGCCACCAGCCGCCACCTGCAATCGTGCCATCGAAGCTTCGTAGCCCTGCTTGCTAACAAACCAAGCGGACTGCATTCCGTTGTAGAATGGAAGCTTTGCCACTGCCGAATGGAAGTCCGCAAGGGTCAACGAACCGTAAGAGGTGGCTGACGCTGCGGTTGAAACAGAGCCAGCCAGCACGGCATTCTTAACCCCCACGATTCCGCCGTAGGTGGAGGTGCCGTCGCCAAGGAATCCGCATTCGTCTTCCTTCACGCTGAACGCCCACGCCATTTCCTGCGCCAGCGTATCAGCGATCGAAACAATCGCATCCTCGCTCAGCTCATTGGAAACACGGGTCAGTGCCGAAAGCTTCTTCGCGACAAGCTTTGCATTCCCGACCGCCATATCGCTGGCGGTAGTTTCGGAATTTTCGGAAACGAAATAGGCAGTCACCCCGCCAATCCGTCGGGGAATATCCAAGGTGTCGGCGGTCATCGGCACGTTGCGGACATTCTGCCGGAAGACGCCATAGCTTTCCCGCAGGTCAACGATTGCCGATTCCATTGGCGAAGGAACAAGGAAGCCGCCCTTGTTGTTGTCATTTTCGCCCATGGCCGCTTTGATGCCATGATCCTTGCACCATTGCTTGGCCTGCTCGTTGCCAAGGTAGGCGCGGATGGCCTGCCCGGAAACGTAGGCGTCTTCGTCGCTCTTGAATGCCCGCAGCGGACCAGTCCGCATTGCATGCGAAGGAATCTTGATCTTGACGGCCTTGGGGTCGCGGTCCAGCGATTCGCTGGCTTTGCGTCCGACGTTAGCCGCCACGATGGCTTCAACCTTTTCAGCCCTGGCCAGCTCAACCTTCAGCCGGTCAATCTGGCCCTGCTTGTCGCCAGCTCCAAGAATGCCGTCGATCTCTGCCGACTCTTCGTTCGACAAGTCGCGGGCTTCGCTGGCCGCCACGTCGGCAATAGCCTTTGCCTTGACGGCTAGCCCTTCAATTTCTTCGCGCAGTTGCTTGCTGTTCTTCATCGCTTGCCCTTTCAAATGTGTCGGCAAGCGTCAAAACGAAAACGGCGATCGCTGCCGACTGATGGTACTTCCACACAGTCACATTGCGTCGATCGCCGCTAACGAGTTGCGAACAACTATTTCGGGACAATCTAAACTAGATTGTCAATCTGTCAAATTTTTGATAGGCGAATCCTGGCGGCCAGCAGCTTTGGCGTTCCTTTGGTCCTGGCTCCTGCTTCGCTCTTTTGCAGCAATGCCGATGGAGTCTTGGCAAACCGCCCTTCGGCTACTTGGACCTGTTCGTTCGTGGCGTTGCCGACTTCATCCGCGAAGCCTTCGGCCACCGCATCCAAGGCGGTATACCAAGTTTCTTCCTGCATGATCTTTCGGATGTCTTCTTCGCTCTTGCCTGATCGCTCGGCATACGCCGGCACCATCGAGGAGGTGTAAACGTCCAGCGTGCTAGCGGCTTTGCGAATCGCTGCCGCGTTGCCGATTGCCATAGTCCAAGGATCGTGGATCATCATGCGGGCATTGGCCGCGATGGTTATCTTCTCGCCTGCCATGGCGATATAGCCAGCAATCGACGCGGCCAATCCATCGATAGCAACATCCGCCCCGCCCGGGTGCCTCTTGATTGCGTTGTAGATGGCGTCTCCTTCGTCGACCGATCCACCCGGCGAATTGATGCGGACCAAGACCCGCTTGCCCTCCATCTGCTTTAGCCCGTCGATTACGCTCATCGCGTCAATCATGCCAAGCCATGCCGGGCCAATGTCATCATAAAGAAAGATTTCATTCGTCTTTTTATCAACCGCAAGCATCGATCTAACCTCCCAGAATATCGGTTGCCAACTCTTCCGCCCTACGCTGCGGCCAGTCGGCAACAATCTGCCCGACTTCGGCGGCCAGCTCTTCGTTCGTCTTAACCCTGCCGGATGCCTCAATCAACGTCCGCTTAGATTCTTCGCAATGATGCGTAGCAAGGTTGGGATCTCCGCCGACTTCGGCAATGACTTCGGCAAGCTTTCCTTCCCAACTTGCGTAGAATTTTTCCGTCCAGTCCGTGAAGTTCTTTTGCCCGCATCCCGCAACAGCTCGCTTTGATTCAACTCCAAGCATGTTCCGCAATCGGCTAACAACAGCCCGACGCTGCGCCGTTCCCTGCGGTTCATCGTCCGGCGAATCCTCGTCTTCATCTTCTGGCGAGTCATCCGATTCCGGGATGTCAGTTGGTCGCGTATCGATCGCTGGATTAGCATAATCGTCGCCTCCCTCGTATGGATTCAAATCAAGCATTGCCCTGGCTTCATTCGGACTAATCACCCTGGCCGTAATGTAGGTTGATATGATCTGGCTTTGCGTCTGCGAATCCGCCCGCAATAGTGCCCTGTCAGTGAATTTGAAGTAGTGCGAATCAGTCCGCTTTTCTACGTCGCTCAGTAGCTTGTAGTCTAGCTCCTGCTCCCATTTCACAAGCCACCGCATCAGCGTGTCCAAAAGATAGGCAAGCTTCTTTTGCTCTAGGCTGTTGTAGGATACGCTCGCATTGTCTCCTAAGATCGACTCCAGCCCGAACAATAGGGCGATATCCTGACGGCTAAACGCTCTTTGCTCGATCATCTGCATGTCTACGCTGCTCATGCTGATAACGTTGGCCTTGATGCCTTCACGCAAAAGCCCGATCTGCCCGGCTTTCTCGCTTCCGTTGTGGTGTGCCTTGAACGCCTCCACAAATCGCTTTGCGTCCTGTTCGTCGGCAAACGCTCCTGCCGGTGCCTCCAGCAAGATCGATCCGGCGAAGCCTTTGCTTAGCTGGTTCTCTAGGCTTCGCTCGCTATCGATGGCAATCCGCAACGTTCGCTTGTGCGTCGGAATACTGCCCTTTCCATCGATGCCATCAAAGGAAATTCCTTTGATATGCAGGACGTCCGCGTCGGGGATAATCAGCATATCATCTTGCTGAATCACGAATTGTCGAAACAAGCCTTCCCGGCTGTCGCCTGCTGGCTTGGTGACGTGATACTTTTCTCCACGGAACACCACACAAACGGTATTGTCCGGATGCAATGGCAGGATCTCCATCGGGCGACCCGACGCATCTCGAACGATCCACGATCTAGCATTGCCCCATAGTAGGGCATGGACCATGGAAAGTTCTTTCCAGTCGAACGCGGAAAGAAGTGGCGTCGGTCTGTTGCGGACTAGGTTATAGGCTGGATGGTCGGTTGCCTTTTCCGCTCCTCGATCCAATCTCCGGTAAACGTGCAAAGGCAATTGCCCGACGTGCCCGCCTATCTTGCTGATCGCATGCCATACCGCCGGAATGCTGATAGCTTCTTCCGGTCCGACGTGCTTGCTGTCCTCCATGCCTCCAAGCATGGAACCAATTGCATTTCGTAGCGTTCGCCAAGTCAAAGCCATTTGCAATTCCTCAGAATACAAACAAGGAACCCTTGGCCCGCTGCGGCGCCAAGCTTGCCAAACGAAACGCCATGATCGTAGCTACCATCGGATCGATCTTTTCTTTACTGCTTTTCTTGTCCGGCATCACCTCGCCTTTGGCGTTTTGCGTTGTTACCAAGTTGGACGCACACCACGTCAAGAGCGGATTGCCATCGTGCCGGATTGCTCCGGCCTTCAATGCTTTTAGGAATGTTCGCAATGGCTCGTTGTACATGCTGCAATTCTGGTAAAACTCAACACACTTCAAACCATCTGCGGTCAAGTCCTGCGCAACGTCTCTCGATGTATGGGGATCGTATGCCCAATCCTTAGCCTTATGCTCTCGCCACCACTGCTTGCAAGTCGCCTTCAGGTCGTTTAATTCCGAGGGGCTAACAACCAGCAAACCGCGCCGGACGTAATCCGCCCACGGTTCTTTTGCTATGTCTCGTTCGTTCTCACTGTTGATAAACGATCTCGATTGTATTTCGTAACGATATCGATTCTCCCCGGCCTGGTCGGTTCCATCATGGAACCTTGCCACCAATGATACCGCCGCCAAGTCATCGCGTCCGCCTAAGTCCCAGGCCCCGCAAACCACTTCCGCTTTGTTCCAGTCGGATAGCTCGCCAGCCGCCAAGCTCCATAGCGTATCATCGATCGCCTTTTCGTTGCTCGTTACCTTGACATTCAAACAGTACCGCTTGAACTTGTTTAGTTCGATTGGTCCCGATCTCGCAGCGTTCGCCTGCTCCTGTAGATAGTCGTGCTTTGGCGTAACCGGATAATTCGGGTTGGCTTTTTTCCAGCATGCCGAATCAAATGGATCATCCGCCGGATGTTCGATACCATTGGCATCGATCCACGCATCATCGATCCTTGCGATGAATGCAAAGTAGGTGTCGCCTATTGGGTCGTCGTTCCGGTAGTCCTGCAAAGCCTGCGTGCAAATACTATCGATATTGTTCCACACGGTAGATCGATCATCGCCCGCCGTGGTAATCATCACGATTAGCGGTTGCCTCCTTGCCCCGCTGGCCGTGGTCAGCTTGTCATACAATCCTAAGTGCCGATCTCTCCATTCGTGGATTTCATCGAGTACGGCACCATGGATGTTTAATCCGTCGGATGTTTTGCTGTCCGATCCAATCGGCTTCAAAAACGAATTGGCCTGGTATCCGTCCGCATTTACCAAGATAGCCTTCGCAAGAGGGGTGCATTGCGCAGAAAGGATCTCACTGGTGCGGGCCATCTCCTTTGCAACGTTGAACACGATTCTTGCTTGATCTTCCTTGGTGGCTGCGCAATAGACCTCAGCGGCTGGCTCGCAAGGGTAGTCGAGGATGGTAAGTAGCAAGGCAATTCCTGCTGCAAACTCAGACTTGCCCCACTTGCGACCGGCTGTGAGGTATGCGTAACGGAAACGGCGGGTTCCGTCTTTACGCCTCCAGCCGAACAAGTTCCAGACAATGAACAACTGAGATTCGGAAAGGTCAAATCGGCGGCCTGCCCATTCTCCTTTGGCGAGGCGAAGGCAAGTAGGAAAAAAATAACAAGCAAGGTCAGCAAGCTTTTCATCGAAGTAGTGTCCTCTTTCTTCTGCATGTTCCAAATCATAAAGATGCCTTTCGACTGCTGCTTTCAGCCATCGTCCGGCTACAATCTTCCCGCTCCTGATTCCTTCAATGTATTCTTGGACTCGCTTTTTTGTGTCGCTCATTTGCCAAGCTTAGCTTCCAGCATCTCTTTGATCGCATCCGCTGGGCTCTTCTTTTTCTCTTGCGCTGCTTTGATTCTGGATCGATCCGCTGGACTCATTCCAAACTGAGAGAACATGCGTTGTGCTTGTGCCCCAATCTCAAGCGTTGACTTCCTTAGCTCACGGTCTAGCGGGTCGGCTTGCCATAGCTCCCATAGCCGCTTCCACTGGCTCCACAGTGCCACTAGCATCGTCAACGTAGGCGAATCGATTTCATGCAATACATGCTCAGGCAGTCCGCTTGTCACCATGTCCCAAAGCTCTTGTTCATCCTTGCCAAGCAACAGCATCGGCTTTGGCTTGCTGGATCCAATGACAAGCTCCACCCGTTCGGCATGGCGATCGGCTCGGTACGTTCCTTCGGCAATATGTTGTGCAGTAAGCTTGCCACGCCTTCCGCTTCTACCTGGCACTCCCGGCACGTTTTAATCCTTCGATCTCAAGGTGGCATTGCCTACACAACGCCATCAGGTTGTTTCTATCAAGTCGATGGTATTCGCTTTCCAATGCCGGAATGATATGGTGAACCTCCGTTGCTGGCGTCACCTTATCCGCATTCTGGCATGCCTCGCACAGCGGATTCTCCGCCCGATATCGTTCGCTAAGCATCCGCCACTTGTGATCGTATCCACGCTCGGCGGTTGTCTTTCCGCTTTGCGATCGATGCGGCTTGCACCTATCGCACCCGCTGGCCGTTCTGGTCCCCCCGCAACGGCATAGGCTAAGCTTCATCCTCTGCCGCCTCCGCAACAATTAGTTGCCCATGAATCAGAACGGTATTTAGGGAACTCGTCAAATCGCGTAGCGACCAACGATAATTCGCCCCGACCGTATCAGTCAATGATTGCGGAATCTGAACCGTAAATGTCGATCCGCTTCGCGTTATGCTGCCATCGTTTAGCGTCAACACGTCCACACCGTACCGATCCTCGACGCAAAATCGAAGAGTCTTCGCGTCAAGCGTTACCGCCGCTCCGGTGGCATCCGTCACTCCAACCGATACGTTCGTTAGCTCGTTATAAAACACCTTGATCGTTGTGCCTTCAACTCGATCCGGAACCGCCCCCGTATAAGGCAGAACATTGACGGTAGTAGATCCTCCTCCGCCTCCGCCCGTGGTCCATGCCGCATCGCCACGATCACGAATCGCCTGGGTCGAATCCGTGGTGTGAGTGTAAGTGCCGCCAACGTCGCTTGGGGTCGTGATGCTTGCATCGCTCCGAAGCAATGCCCGGAAGAACCCAAGGATTGTGTTGACTCCAGTTCCAGTAAATGCTCCGATTCGTGCAAGGATCGACTGCGAAGACGCTTCAAGGGCAAGTCCATTCTGGATCTTGGCGACTGCTGCTGCGGTTATCGCGTCTGCCGTCAGGCTGTCCGTTTGCGATGTGTGTAGATCCGCTGCAACATGACCAGCCCCGGCACCAGACACCTTCACTGTTCGGTTATTGCTGTTGCTAATTATCCACCGATCGCCAAAAGATCCGTTAGTGTATCCGGCGTTCGGGTCGGCATTAAGGATCGCGTCACGATTCTGGTTGGCGGTCGGGATGTCGCTGACTGCTGCTGGATTTGCCGGAAGGTTGTCGGTCTTTGCTTTTATCGCCGCCACTTCGGTATCGATGTATCCAGAAATCGTAGACAGCGTATTGTTTACAGTGACAAATGATGCTGCAATGTCGCTTGCGTCTGCGGGATCGGATGGCAGATTGTCTGTCTTAGACTTGATCGCTGCGACCTCAGTATCAATGTAAGAAGCAACGGTATCGAGGCTAGTTTGCGTTGCCCTGCTTCCGATCGTCGCATCGATCCGAGACAAACCAAACGCTGTAGCGTCCTGGTAATCAACCGCGTCGAGCTGAATTTCTATGTCGATCGGATGCATGTTTGTCGCGCCGCGAAGACATATCTCAACGAATGTGGCACCTGCTGCGATCGCCCCGTTAGGGATGCCTATTTGGTATCTCCCAGCGCGGGAACCGCTCGCAACGATACCGCCACTCACATAAGACCCCAAGGTGCCAGCAACCAGTCCAGTTCCTACGCCAAGCTGAGTCCATGAAGAATCACCTGATCGCCTGTACTCAAGAATTAGACCGCTGGTGGTGTGAGTAAGGCCTGAGAGCCCAGCACCGCTCGTGCTTGTGTTGTCGTAAGCAATCACGGTCAAGTTAAAGTCGGTCGTTCCGGCCTTTATCGTTCGTTTCATCCAAAATATCCCCCGTCAAAACCACGAGGAAGAAACATCGCGCCGCCACCGCTCGATGTCGGGTATGCTTGCTCGAAAATCTGCACAACAAGAGTTCGCCAAAGAGCGGAGGTTGTCACGGACACGTTCGCGGCGGTGAATGAATTCGCATCAGCGTTCGTATCGTGCCAAGCCATCTTGAAACCAGTGCCGACTTGGCTAGTCACATTTGTCATTCCGCTTGGCGCAGTCTCTAGAGCGTTCGTTTCGTTGCGCTGAACAGCGGCGCCGAAAAACCACTGGTCAACGTTTTCGCGGTTCGCGGCGGCCACGATTGCCGAATATGCGACGGTCGTATTAGTGGCCGTGTTCGTTGCAAAAAATGCAGGCACAACGATACCAACATCCGAGCGATAAACAACAGCGATGAGCCCGTCGGCATTGGTCCATGTTCCAGATGTCTCGCTGCCACTGGCCGCCAGCTTGTATCCAAGCCGATAAGATCCCGTCGCGGCGGTGGCGGTGTGAATGCTCAGCCAGCCAGCAGGCAGTGATGGTATTGTCGCCGATCCGTCATTCCACGACCAGATGAATATCATGTCACCAGCGGCGTGCGTGCCGAGAGTGACAGAATCAGAAGCGGCAGATGCGGAACTAATCCGGGAGATTGTCACAAGCTAGGCTCCGTCGCTGGGTTGCCGTCCCATTCGTCGATGGCCGCGATGTTGGCATTATGCCGATTCGCACTGGCATTGTGCTGGTCTGACGATGCCTTGCGCAGTTCAGACTTTCTCTTTTCCACTTTCATCGACTTCCACGCAGCGACAATCTGCGCGTCTGCTTCTGGCAGTTTGTTCAGCCCACAAAGCGAGACCATCCGACGACCAACAGCCGCGATCGCTTGGCACGCTGGGTGCTGAATGGCGAGCAACTTTGCATTGAATTCAGCATCACCAATCGGCAGGCCAGACCCGCCAGCCTGATGAACGATCCAGCCCAGCCCGATCGACTGGAGGAAGGAAATCAATGGCTCGACATTTGCATCACCAACGATCTGTGCGATGCCCAGCAGCGTCCACATCTGGCGATCGACCAGCAGGTGGATTGGGTCTTTGGCGTTGAAAAGAATCTGCGCTTCAGTCAGGTCTTCCCAGCCGTCGATGGACTCAATGACTTTTCGATAGCTCACTTGCCATCTCCTGTTTTGCGTTCTATCGACTGAATCGACTTCCACAACGCTTCCCGATCCTCCCGGCATTCCTTCAAGTCGGCTTTGATTGCTTCGGTGTTGCGCTCCACCTGTTTATAAAGATGAATCACCACACCAGAAAGAACGCTCAATCCACCTAGCAATATACCCACCAAGCTTGTATCTACCGCAGCAAGGAGCGTTGGCGTAAAGATCATACAATCACCCCCGGCAAATCAGAGTCCGCAAACCCAGCCGAACGAATCAGATAAAACGCATGATATTTAATGGTCGACTGCAAATGGCTGGCCCACGTCAACCAGTTGTGGCCACGGTTCCCCCACTTCAAACCCCATGAATTGGCCGACTCAAATTCATAACCGCCAGACGGAGAAAGCCGGACATCATGGACCAACACCGCATGATTCCCAACGCCACTCGCTGGGGGTGAAACGCCCCGGCCATCTAATCGCCCGTAGCTATTGGTTGCATGAACCGCAACCACCCCGCAGAACCCAGCGGCCAGCCCGCTCGCCAGTTCGTCTTCTGTTTCGACCCGGTAGCATTCGTGCGCCTTGTTCCGTTTCATCGACTCCACGGCATCGCGGGATAGCTGACGCTGCGTAAAGAATCGAGCAACCGGAACGTACTGTTCCTCTGGTGCCCCGTTATTAACTAACGCATGCATCCCATCATCGAGCATACTGCCTTGATCGACCCCGCCGTTAATCAAAGCGTAAAGCCCCTCGCCGGATAGCCGCCGTCGCTTGATGCCGCGGCTTACTTGCGTCCGCTCCAATGCATGGGATGCGGCTTGCCCATTGCAACTGCCTACGTTGCCCTGGCTTCGGATCCATTCTTCCGGAGTAAACAATCGGGAACCAGCCACCCGTTCCGGATCGGTAACAATCTTGCCGATCTGGTCCCGCGTAAACATCGGCCCGTTATCACCATAAACGGGAAACGTCTTTGGCTTAAACGTCGGGACAAGTAGCCCGGTCCCATACTGAACGCCATCGATCAAAATAACTTCGCTCATAATCCGGCATGCCTCCGAATCAAAGCGTTAATCTCTTCTTT